CCTTGCCGTTGATGGTCTCGGACTCATTCACGAAAGCCAAGGAAACGCCGAACTGGTCGGGAGCTTCTGCGGCCATCTCTTTGATGAGGCCGTAGTGCGGGGAGTTGCGGAGAAGGCGAAGATCGGCAATTAGCTTATCCCCTTCGATCCGAGGATTGCGTGCAAACGCCACTACTGCGTCCAGCCCAGAGCCGTGGTTCATCTTTACCTTAACGCCATTCTTTGCAGACTTCATAATTTCGAGGGCGGCTTCTAGGCTTTTTCTATCTACAAACAGATCATGTCCCTTGGCCTCCCCTACTTCTAAAATGCTGACTCCACCTAATTCCAATTCTTCCATCTCTTCGTCCCTATATGTATTATAGGCAACTGCCGCCCTTTGTTTTTCATCGGGGAAATCGCTGATGGCTTGTTCGTTAGCCATAAACCTTCCAACAAAATCTTGTTCTGATTCGTCTCCTCTGGGGGTAGGTAGGGGCATAGAATATTTTTTTATGTCAAAGAAGGTCGCCGTCTGCCTTGCGGTAGGATTCTTTGACCTCTCCACCGCCAGCCATCTTTAGGAACTTGTTCACCCTAGCCATTGCCCAAGCGTTCCTTGAATTGGGTTTGCCTCCGCTGATGGTAGGGCGGAAGCTTGTTGAGAATGCCCCGGCTCCACGGCGGAACACTTTCTTCAGCGTTCCAAGGCTAGGCACTTTCCTTTGTGGATGGTCTTTAATAAACTCGGAGATCTTGTCCTTGAGTGCCTGTTCGTTGGCTTCTGAAATTTCAATGTCCCCTGCCTTGCTCCTTGTGGCCGCTGTGCCTTCGGGATTCTCCTTGGAGCCTTTGATTCGCTCCTTGGGCGGTGCGGGAGTTTGCGCCGCAGACTTGGGGCCGGGTCGGGCGAGTTCGGAAAGCTCCTTGTCCCTCGACTCCATCTGCCTGACCACTTTCCTTGCCCACGCATAACCAGCGTCTCCGCCCCATCCATTCCACGCTTGCCATCCCTTTCCTTGCTCATCCCAAGTTGCGCCTTTCTTGTCGACTTCGTGCCTATCGAAAAAGGCTTTCATTCTGCGGACGGTGTCGGGCGATAGTTTCACGCCATTCATCAAGTCCCTTGCTCTGGCGATGCCCACAGGGGTCATCCCCCTTTGGCTTGCTGGTTTGCCTTCCCTTACATCCAAAGCTCTTTTAGCCGCATCTCTAGCTCCTTGTGGGGGCGTGAAGTCTATCCCATCGTATTTCCCTAGCTCGATACCGCCCATCATTCCAGCGATGAGCATTTTAAGTTCTTCGGGATTTAGATTTTGTAGTGCCTCTAAACTACTTTTTTTTTGAGCCTCGCCCGAGGGCTCTGTCGGGGCTAGGGTCGGTTCCTTTGGGCTCCCGCCGGAAGATTCCTCGCCGCCTTGATCTTCTTGGCTGGCAATTCGCTCTTCTTTGGTCGTTGGAACAATCTTGCCCTCTTGCACTCCGCCAACGATAGAAATTGCCTGTTCCCTTGAGATGGTGGGGAAGGCCGCTGTAATAACCGAAACTGCGCCCTCCTTGGACAACGCCCCAGCCGCCACCGCATTGATGATGTTGATGAGGCTTGCGACTTGCGCTCCGTTGAGGGAGATGTCGGAAACAACTTGCCCAGCCCCAATCGGCTGTTCGCCATTTGCAACCATTCCATCTTCGGCGGTTTGTTGCGCCACCCCAAGGCTTGCAATATTGAGAGATACATCGGAAATTGTCTCTGCGGGAACGCCATATTCGTTTGCCAAATCTTTGATTGCCTTGGCCTCGATTGCACGCTGGCGCATCGAAGCCTCCCAGTCCGCCCCGCGCTCTGCATAGATGTCGGAGCCTGTGCGAAGCCCGCTCTTAAATTCTGCGATGGCACTTGCAGATTCCCGCCCAAGATCAATCGAGACATTCGCCCCGAAATTGAAGATGCCTCTAGTAGTTTTCCCGCCTTCGGTATTTTGTATCATTCCCCTAGCAACTGCGTCTGCAATTACGATGTTCTTGATGGGGCGAAGCACCTTATCATTCAAAAGATTCTGGTAACGCTTGAAGGTTCGCCCTGCCTGTTGCATTTCTAGGCGAGCGGTCGGGCCGGACATGGCGGAAGGATCAACCGCAAAGGAATATGGGATGCCAAGCCCAAGGCAGATATTCCGCATAAGAACTTTGTGGAACTCAATAAAGGCTCCGCTGGGTCGGCTTGGACCGTTGGGGAAAATGATATCCTCCCCCGGCTCTAGGTAGGAGATTTTGCCAGACTCAATCGTTTCTAACTTGATCTGATTTCCGCTGATGTCCTCTTCGGTTGAAAGCGTGGAAAGGTCGGCGGCATTGTTGTTGTTGCGCTTTACGATCCCGCTCTGGGAGCTTGCAACTTTAGCCGCCATCTTTTCAAAGCTGGTAAGTTCGTGAATGTCGGTTGCGTCATTGATGGCCGTATGAAAGGCCGAAACGCCACGATACTGGTCGATGCGGAGCGGGTCGAAAAGGTGGAAGGCTTGGCTTGAGGGAATGGTGATTTGGTAGCTATAAAAATCCCCGATGCTTCGGTTGTAAATATCATAGGCCGTGGGTGCACCTGTGTTGCGATCGATATGGATTCCGCCGATAAGCTCTAGGCTTGTATAGACTTTGAATGGGTCGCCCAATCTGTCGGCCTCGATGCCTTGAATTTTTAGGTCTCCATTGGAATCACGAACTAAAACAAAAAGAAAGTCGCCATCACGCAACATAGACATAACCGCCACTTGCATAAGGGTCGAACCTGTATGCCTTGTGGAGATATCGCACTTGTCCCACCATTCGTTCCAATAGGCTTCGACATCGGTGTTTACTTGCGGATTCTGCGTTCTCGCTTGGTAGCTGATTGTTCCCGCAACATGACCTGCAAACTTCAAAAGGATGGAGCGAACCAAGCCCACATTCTCGGCCAAGTCCCTCGCCCTTTTCATTAGCTCTACTCGATCATAGTTAGAGCGATAATCTTCCGCCCCAGAAAGAGAACTCGGCCCCCTTCTTTCCCTTGTGTATTTTACTGCATCGTATTCAAAGTTGCGTAGCTTCTGGCGAGCAACTAAACGATCCACCGCCCTCTGCGGATTGACGAAGGCGATTGCCTTGTCGATCAGATTCAATTCGGCCTTTTTCTTCATGGCCCGAATTTGGCGTAGGTCGTCAGCACCCTAGAACCATCTGCCAGCTTGATAGCATAAGTCAACTCTTCAATCGTATCCCGAACTTCGCCAAGATTGGCTCGGCTAAAAGACCTGCCCCCTATCGAATAGGACGCACCCGCTACCGCAATCGCCTCTAAACACTCAAGATACTTTGTGCGAAGAGAAGTAAGGGTAGCTACAGGCAAACCGACAAACGAGCCTCTAGCCATAAAAATCCCCGATTATGTCAAAATTACTCAACGATTTCCTCTTGGTTGAGATCGCTTGCCGTGACCTTTAATTTTCCATGCAAAGCCGCCCCCACAATGTTCATGCATTCTGCGTCCATTAAGTGATTGTTTTTGCCGACTTGCTTCCAAACCATGCGCTCCCTGCCTGTAAGGGGATTCTTCACCCTAACCTTGGCCTCTGCGTTGATATGCTCAAAATAGACCAGAGGCGTGTCCTCGGCGACCCATCCCTCTGTTTTTAGGAAGTTTGCCAAGATGTCTTTGATAGCCGGGTTCGACCAACGCCATACAGGGCAGAGCTTCCATTTCCAGCCATCCTTGGACATAGTTTGTTTTCCGCTGAATGGATCGCCATTGGCAATTCTAGCGTATGGGCGTTGAACCTTGGCGTTGCCCACAATCTCGGAGAAGCTGGATTTGTCGGAGCCTACAAGCGCAATCCATCCGTTCTTACAGCAATTCAAATAAACATCCCTAGTTTGATCCCCTGAGTCACAAAAGACGGCGGCGGCCTTAACTGAAAACTCCTCGGCCTTCGCTTGGATGTCTCCCCAAGTCTCAAGCCTTCCCGCCCATATAAGCCTAGATTTTCCTTCGTTATCCCAAGCCCTAACAACTGCCCAAGCATGAAAGCCCCCTGCCTCTTGGATATCGCAACTCATTACAGGGAACTCGCCCATGCGAATCTCGCCCATCTTGTAGGCTCCGGGCTTTATCTCTACACGCTCTGTTTCGTGTTCTAACCAAGGCTCGGCCAAGATGCGGTTTACAAAATCCTGCAAGCCCAGAATCCCATTCTTGTCTTGTAGCCATTTAACCG